AATCATTACCATAGAGGAGATTTATAGACGCACAAAAAATATGTTCGGCAATTAAAGCGAGAATTGCCTGATGTAGAATTTGAGTATATGCATTTTAATCATTCTAAATTAACTAGGGATTTAGATATTCCCAAGGTAGGGCAACCTACTGATTTAGATCCAAAGACTCCTTTCTATCAGGAAGAGGACACCCTCTATATTAATACATGGATTGGATGTTTCTGGGATTTATTCTGTAAGCATGGCGGCATTAATATGAATTCGCTTTGGCATCAATGGCAGAAAATTTTTGAAACCGTTAATGCTGCATTTAATGTTGAGTTAAAGCTAAATACGGAAAAAGAATTTTATTTACCAAGTATCGATTTTAGTAGATTCGACACCGCCGCTATTGATAAGTATTTAAGCGAGTCTGTTGGTATCAAGAAAATTTTAATTTGCAATGGTGCTCCGCAGTCTGGGCAATCATTCTCAAATAATATGTCTGAGTTTATTCAAGACGTAGCTAAAGCAAAATCAAAGATTCATTTCATATGTACTACAAAATTTGATACTGAAGAGAGTAATATATTTTTTACCGATGATATCATTAAAGATACAGAAATTGAAGACGAAAAACGTGCACCGTGGGAAGATAAAGGATTTTGCGATCTTCAAGAAATTTCATATTTGAGTGAACGTGTAGAAGGCATTGTTGGTAAAAATTCTGGCCCATTTGTATTTTGCGAAACAAAAACAAATTATATGAATTCAAATAAGAAATTTTTATTATACTATGTTGGTTGGAAAGGAGTGTTCGAAACCGGCTCAGAGAAACCAACAGAAACAATGTCTAATAGTATAAATCTTAAATGCGATTATAAAATTGTTCCTATTTCAGATAAGCATGATTTAACAGATACGGATGTAACTATTATTAAAAACTCTTTAAGCGATCTTGCAGATAGTATATGAAAAAATTAAAATTGGGTTTTACCGATACACATGAACATCTATCTATGTTTTTTGCTAGTCTTTTAGCTAATAGATTTGATGTAGAAATCGATAATGAAAATCCGGATTATCTAATTTTTGGTGATGATAATTTCGGAACAAACAATACTAAATTTGACAAAAAAAATGTAGTTAAGATCTTCTATACTGGAGAAAATCGTCGTCCAGAGGATTATGATTGTCATTATGCAATATCCTTCGATCACAATTATAGCAACTGGCATTATAGGTTACCCTTATTTGTAATCTATATGTGGTCGTTAGATCAAATTCATAATACTGGGTATGACTATTATCACATTCTTCAGGATAATCAACCTAAGGAAAAAACAAATTTTTGTTCCTTTGTCGTAGGAAATCCTAAATGCGAAATACGTAATGACTTCTTTCGACGTTTAGGTAAGTACAAAAAAGTTGACAGTGGCGGCACATTGTATAATAATATTAATGCTAGTCTTGACGGGGAAAACGCAAAGATTGATTTTTTATCCTCAAGAAAATTTAATATTTGTTTTGAATCAAGTGCCAATCCGGGTTATGTGACAGAGAAAATTCTACATGCATACTATGCAAAGACTATCCCTATCTATTGGGGTAGTTCTACAATAACTGCAGATTTCAATCCGCTATCCTTTATCAATGTGAATAATTTTCATGATTTAGATGCAGTAGTAGATTATGTTAAGATGATTGATAACGACGATGATCTTTATAATAAAATTCTAGCAGCAAGTCCTTTTGCCGGAAACGTACCTAGAGATTATGTTATGCTAAATAATTTTCTAAATTGGTTTGAATCTGTTGTTTATAATAAAATTGATATGAGAGAAGAATGAAAATACAAACTTTTATTTTCAATTGGGTCGGGCAATACGATAATACGTATAAAAAAGAATTACAGTTAAAAGACTATAATCCGGTTATTATTAATAGTGATGATATCTATAATGATATCCCCGAGTGGCACCATATAGGCAATGATGCATACTTCGGAGCGCAATTTGCTAAAGCCGTCGAGTTATTTTTAGAGACCGACAATGACGTATTATTTCATATACAAGGTGATGCATCATATAATAACTGGCCTAAATTATACGATGATGCACAGAAGTATTTTGAGATGTCTGATTGGGGAATCTATGCACCCAATGTAGATTATACTTGGTATGATGCTAGTAGAACAGATATTACCAGTTTATATTTTCCGATTGATGGATTAAAAATTGTAGCAAACACAGATTGTACTTGTTGGTTCATCCATAGGGATATTCTAAAACTCTACAAAGAACGAAATCTAAATCTAGAACAATATAAAATGGGATGGTCGTGGGATATTATATTACCTAGCTTGTGTTTTATTAATCAGCGACCGGTAATACGAGATTACAATCATACAATTCAACATCCGCTAGGTACAGGATATGATACTAACCAAGCAGAAAAAGAAATGCAACAGTTGTACGATGCTCTGCCCGACGATATTCAAGAAGCGTTTCGATACATTAAAGGTGATCGCGAAAAACTAACGGAATATTATCAGATTTCTAGTGATGTAAAGGGTGTACAATATGACTAAACGAGTTACAATAATTACACCTACAACCGGAACAGGTTATTTGGAACAGTGTTTGCAGTCAGTAAATCAACAAACATATAAAAACATTAATCATTTCGTTGTTATAGATGGACCGCAGTATGCAGAAAAAGCAAATAAAATTTTAGCAATTAACCCAAACGAAGATAGAACAGTTTTGTGTCTTCCAGAAAATACTGGTGCAGATGGATATAATGGGCATAGGATTTATGGTTCTATTCCTTATCTTTGTAATACTGACTACATAATGTATTTAGATGAGGACAATTGGATTGATCCAGATCATGTTCAAACTCTAATTGACACTATAGATCAAGGCAATGATTGGGCATTCTCCTTAAGGAAAATATATGGCGGCGATGGTAATTTTATTTGTACTGACGATTGCGAGAATCTTGGGTTGTGGCCGACGTGTATCAGCGAAAAAGAACTCTTTGTAGATGTGGGCGCATATTTCCTACCTACAGCAATTGCCATTCAAATTTCTCCTTTGTGGTATAGACGGGCAAGACATCCAGAGGAACAGCCAGAAGTCGATAGACTTATTATGCAAATTCTGATAGAATATGATTTTAAGTATAACACCAACGGTAGATATACGTTAAATTATAGAGTAGGAAACAGGCAAGATTCGGTACAAAAAGAATTCTTTTTGTGGGGCAATGATAAGATGAAGCAAAAATATGGAGATGATTACCCGTGGCGCAAGACATAGAATATAAGTTTAATGAAGGTACTCTGTTAAAAGATTTTCAGGCATATGTTGACGCGACATATAATCAACACTACTCCCTAAACAAATATCAAGCAACAGAATTTATTATTGATAACGGACATGGCGTAGGATTTACTGCGGGCAACGTAATGAAATATGTCCAAAGGTATGGAAAAAAAGCAGGAAGGAATAGACAAGACCTGCTAAAGGTGTTACACTATGCATTGATGCTGTTATATGTGCATGACATTGAAACTAAGGAGACTAAATAATGCAAATAAGTAAAGAAACAATTGATATTCTAAAGAACTTCGCTTCTATTAATTCTAACCTAATGATTCGAAAAGGTAAGACGCTTTCGACTATTAGTACAGGTAAAAATATTTTTAGTAAGGCAGATGTAACTGAAGAATTTCCTCTCGAAGTAGCAATTTATGATTTGAACTCATTGCTTGCGCTTTTAACTGTTATGGAAAATCAAGAAGTAGATTTTGGTGAAAAGAGTTTGACTATTTCTAAGGGCAATGGCAAATTTGAATATTTCTATGCTAGCCCAAGCGTCATTGTTGCTGCACCAGAAAAAAGCATCGAGTTAGATTCGCATTACGAATTTACATTGTCCGCAGATGATGTACAGATGATTATGAAGGCTGCCGCAATTACAGGCGCGCCAACTATCACAATTTCTGGCAAAGAAGGTAAGGTGACACTTAATATCGGCGATAAGAAAAACGATACGGCAAATACGTATAAAAAATCAATCGGAGATAGCGAGCATACTTTTGAATGTCATATGGCAGTTGAGAATTTTAAAATTATCCCTGACGCATATAATGTTACTATCTCTAAAAAGAAAGCATTCCAATTTAAACATGCTACTAAAGCAATTGAATATTTTATTGCAATGGAACCTGATTCAGTAGTTTAATGTTGTTGTACGCCTATTATAATATGGAGTTGTTATGGATTATCGTGAAAATGAATTTCTTTGGGTTGAGAAATATCGCCCAAGGAAATTAGAGGATTGTATTCTTCCTGCTAGTCAGAAAACTATTTTTCTGGAAATGCTAGCAAAGGGAGAGATACAAAATATGTTATTATGTGGCGGCGCAGGTATGGGCAAAACAACAGTTGCCCGTGCTTTGTGCGAAGAATTACAAACAGATTATATCATCATTAATGGATCAGAAGAATCGGGTATCGATGTTCTTCGTACAAAGATTAAACAATTCGCATCTACTGTTTCTTTTAGCGGTAAGCCAAAAGTTGTTATATTGGATGAGGCCGATTATTTAAATCCTAATTCTACACAGCCTGCTCTTCGAGCATTTATGGAAGAATTTTCATCTAATTGTAGATTCATTCTTACGTGTAATTTTAAAAATAGAATCATTCCTCCTCTGCACTCTAGAGCAGCAGTCATTGAATTTAAGTTACCTAAAGCAGATAAGCCTAAAATTGCCTCAGCATTTTTTAAGCGAGTAAATGAAATTCTTAGTATTGAAAAAGTTGAGGCTGATGGTAAAGTTGTTGCAAAGGTAATTGAAAAACATTTTCCCGATTATCGCAGAGTTTTAAATGAACTTCAGCGGTATGGTGCATCTGGTAAAATTGACGAAGGTATCTTTGTAAGCCTAGGTGAGACAAATCTTCAAGAGCTAATTGTATCTTTGAAAGATAAGGATTGGAAGAAGATGCGAACTTGGGTTGTTAATAATATCGACAATGATCCGCAGACAATTTTTAGAAAGCTATATGATGTTCTTTGTGATGAGGTTATACAAATACCTCAGTTAGTATTATTGCTAGCAGATTATCAATATAAGTCCGCATTTTGTGCAGATCAGGAAATTAATTTAGTAGCATGCTTAACTGAAATTATGGCAGCAGTAGAATTTAAATAATGATAAATGCCTTTGAAAATATATTCATTTGGATAAAAGAAGATTGGAGATCTCACCCTCTTCGTTTTACTGTTGAACTACTTGCTTGGGCAATGAGTATCGGCTGTACTATGTGGATGGGGTATACTTTGCCGAATCCTCCTTTCATTTATCTTTATCCGCTGTTCATGATTCAATGCATGCTGTTTGCTTGGTCAGCTTGGACTAGAGGATCAACAGGCATGATTGCAAATTACCTATTGATAGTAACAATAGATGCAGTAGCATATGTGAGGATGTTATGAGTTTATTCGGTAAGCCCGTTGAAAAAATTGAGGAAGTTCCTTATAAATCTCCCGCAATCTCCCCCTTCGATTTCATTAATGCTATTCATCATTCTAAGCAAGATTTAATAGTAGACGAATGGTCTGAAAAGCAATACAACCCCTTTATCATAAACAAAGGATTATCCTATGGACATGATACCGTTATACCCGCAAATGAGATGAATTCCCGTCCTCATTTGGACAAAATTCTTCAATTTCACTTTCTCATAAATATTGTTAGACCTAGAAAAAGATTCAATAAATGGATAAAGGTCGATAAAATCGATGAATTGGAAGTAGTAAAAGAATACTATGGCTATAGCACAGAAAAAGCCAAACAGGTACTCCCCCTTCTAAATGAGTCGGTTCTTGATAAAATGAAGAAAAGCTTAACAAGGGGCGGTAAGAATGAGTACTGACATCATTTCAATAAATTTTCCGGGATACAATCCGTTAGAAGTAATTTTAACAGAGCCCGATGATTTTCTTAAGGTAAGAGAAACCTTAACTCGTATAGGAGTAGCTTCGAGAAAAGATAAAACACTATACCAATCATGCCACATATTGCATAAGCAAGGTAGATATTTCATTGTGCATTTTAAAGAACTATTCGCATTAGATGGAAAAATTGCAGATCTTTCTGAAAATGATTTACAACGAAGAAATACCATTGCCAAATTGCTAGTGGATTGGGGGTTAGTCGAAATTAATAATCCTCACAATTTTGTAAATTACGCCCCTCTTTCTCAGATAAAAGTTATATCGCATAAAGAGAAAGATGACTGGACATTAGAAACAAAGTATAACATTGGTAAGAAAAAGATGCCAATGGGATATAAATAATATATTACACATTGATCTCACGTTGAATCTTGCTGCAGCATCTTCAATAACCTGATCTTCATTAGCAGTACTTTTTATAAATATTAGGAGAACAATATGTGGACAACACCATCAGCAATCGATTTGCGTTTCGGGTTCGAAATCACAATGTACATTGCAAATAGGTAATACCGCTTTCCTCGGGATGGGAACGTAAAGACTTCACCTTAGGACCGCTTTGGTACGGAGCGTGAATTAAGCTGGCACAAC